AGGTGTTCAAACGTCCTGAGGTTATCGAAATTAAGATGACACCTTACGACAAACAGTTTATTTACTGTCTTGAAACACCCTGGGCGTCTGAATGCAAAATGTATGACGTTTGAAAATGTCTCTACGTACCAGGCGTCGCAAGAAGACTGGGAAGATTTCTTTGAAGGATGGGACCTTTCTCAAGGTACGACTTATCCCGTGGATACGGACCCAGAGTGGTTGTGTGTGGTTAGTCAGCATGGCCGTATCACGTTCGACGAGGCAGGTGAACGACTGGTTGTTGAGAAGAAAGAACAAACGTGTCCGCCGCCTGGATATGAATTTGACAGGTAAAGCAGGGAATCGTTCTCAAGCTTTAGCTGTTCGTTTTTTAAGAGATTGTCAAGAGTATATTCCAAAAGGTGATTCTCTTGTTATTCGATGCGAATGTGTCGAATCAGATAAGCAATTTTGTATTTGGAAAAAATGGTTTGCTCGCCATGAAGACTCTGATTGGGAAGTAATAGAAGAAGATAAATCTTTTTTCTACTACAAATCTAGGTAAGTAGAATAAAGAAAAGGCTTCCAGGTTATGGAACACATTTCTAAGTACATCGAAGTTTTGCTTGCAGTGCATGCCGCTGCATCTGCAATTACAGCTTTAACTCCTACTCCCAAGGATGACGCTCTGGTGTCAAAATTCTATAAGGTGCTGGAGACATTGGCGCTTGTGGTTGGCAAAGCAAAGCAGCGCTAATCAGGCAAAGCTTGAAACCAGAAGACAACACCACCTTGTTCTTCTACCCAATCACGAGTTGTAAGTGCGTCATTCTTACTTAGAGTGACGCATTTTTTTTCGTCTCCAATTTCCCAGCACATATTGACGCGAATGTGCGGATTTTTTTTGCATTTCATTTTGATACAAGGATCGCCCACCCCGTGTTTTTCCCGTCGCATTCCCAGCGCCTTAGCCAATTTTTTCGGCTGTACTGTACACCTGCTCCTGCCTTGGCGCTATTACTGACGTACCCACCGCTCACCATGTTTGCTTCTCCGTTGGGGTCGTTGAACACAAAAGCATCTGGCGTAAAACCAATACAGCAAGTCCAATGCCCACCGCCAGTTGGGTAGGAAACGCTGCCTTTGTGTAACCAGCCAACTGCTACGGGCCTGCTATTACGGATTTCGTTTTCCAACAGAGCTTTATTACCATTGGTAACAAACTTTACAGTGAGCCCCAGGCTGCGCAGTGCTTCTAACTGAGCATCCTTGTTGGTTGTGTCTCCATACTTGGAACGTATTTTGTTGTATTCATCGTCGTTTTTGACCTTGCCGTAATAACGTGCAATCATGGCACACGTCGATGAAAAGCACTCCCGGTATCCAGTGCCAGATTGATTGTCTAGCTGGTACTCGTAGGGAACAGACAGAATTTTTTCTTTCGTATCTTCTGGGACATTGCAGCCGGGAGTACTAAGCTGTCTGTCGAGAATCTGAATTAATTTGGTACTGTAATCGGGATCTGTAGCATAACCTTCTTTAACCAAAAGCTCGCAACATTCATTGCGATTAGCTGCGCGATTGACTCCTTTGAATCGACCGAAATCTTTGTACCACCGATCAACCAGGTAGTAAATACAAGTTTCTAGATCAGGAAAGTCAATAAAGCTGGCACTGATTGTGATCCAAGTATTGTTAATAAACTCTTGTGTATTAACTGAGCTGCCGCTTCCCTTCAGGCCAAATGCGTTCCAGGTGCCAGAGAAATGCTGGCCCCACCCTGACTCTAATGCCCACTGTGCACAGACGCATTCTGGAAATACAGCTCCAGCTTCTTTTGCGGCTTTGTAAACACCTTCCCAGCTATTGTTATCACTAATATTCGTTTCTTTTTTTCTATATTTCTCTGCAAAACTATCTAAGATTTCTTTCGGGATTGATTTTTGCAACCAATCCCATGCTAAGTTTTGATGCGGCAATTCTTTGTAAAATTTTGCTGCATCTTTTAGTTTTATAGACATAGTTTTAAAGTTGTTAATTCAACTTTTAAGTAAGTCTATTTTAGTTGGTGCCAGGTTTAGGCGGCCACTGCACGTTCCAAGGGAAGCCAGCCTGCTGAGGGACCATCCGCAGAGTTTCCCGGTACAACGCCCAAGCAGCTTTGCCGTCAGGATCCAGCGGGCTATCGGCAAGCTGTGTCCAGTCGGAGTCTGCCAAACGTTGATTGCGGTCGGTGCGAACATCGTTTGCCTTGGCTGCAGTGCGTTCCGCAATTTGTTCTGGTGTGGCAGGATTCTCAATCCATTGCTCCACCCATTGGCTGCCTTGCTTAATGGCGGTGCGCTCTAGGTTGACGGTGTAGTTGTCAGCCGGTTGCGGCGCTGGTGTAACCGGAAATACACCAAAGTCAGCAGCTACCTCATCGCTAATCTGTTTCGGCCAGCTCGTACCTTTGTTTCGCAGACGTAAATCCGTCAGTGTGTAGGGGTACTGCTCCAGTGAACCATCGGGTGTGGTCTTAACGTAAAACATCAGGATGCCTCCAATTCGGTGAGCTGGTCTGCGATGACATCACGCATAATAATCGCCTTGAGTTGTTCAGTTTTGGACGATTCCAGCAGATCCTGTAGGCGAGCCTTGAATTCAATCATCGCAGAATTGTCTGCGTGTTCAGCATCAATCTTGGCGATTGCTCGCGTGTAATTGTCGATGTTGATCTGGTAGCCCAAGATCTCATCGTGGCGTCCCTCAAGGGCGGATTGGAGAGTTTCGATTTTGTTCATGGGTGATCACACAGGAGTGAAGACAAGACTGCTCACATTAACAGTTAATGGAGTTGATGGATCTGCATATTTTGTACCAAATCCAGATCCAGAAGACCAGGGGTACGCATAAATGCGCGTAAAAAAGCCAGTACCTACCGCTATATCATCGCCAGTAGTAGAGAAGCCAACTGCCTGACCACCGCCAGTAGGTGGCGTTGCAGGATTTGCATATTTTGTCCCGAATCCAGACGCAGCAGACCATGGGTAAACAATGGCGCTAGGATTATTAATTAAGTCTGACACCGCTAAGTCATCACCACTAGGATGAAAGTCAACGTTATAAACAGTGCTGCCAGGTAACGTTGCGGGATTTGCATATTTTGTTCCGAATCCAGAGGCAGTAGACCAAGCATACGCATTGATATGAGGGGTGTTACCTTGGCCTATGATTATGGCATCGGTGTTGGGAGAAAATGCAACAGAGTATTTAGTTCCAACACTCATGGCTGTTCCTGGATCGGCATATTTAGTACCAAATCCAGACGCAGCAGACCACTGGTAAGCGATAACGTAAGGGGGTATTGTCATGGCTGCCGCCAAAACGTCGCCATTAGCAGAAAAGGTAACGCCGTTGGTTTCCCTGCCGGGTGCTGTGGCAGGATTTGCATATTTCGTACCAAATCCAGATACTGATGACCAAGGATAGGCACTGATATATGGGTAAGTTTGGTGACCTACGACTAAAGCAGAACCGTCAGGAGAAAACGCAATCCCGTAACAATAATTAGGAGGTAATGTAGCAGGATCTGAATATTTTGTTCCGAACCCAGACCCTGAAGACCAAGAATAAACATGTATCCAGGGGCTGCTTCCCATGGTTAAAGCTACAGCAGATCCGTCAGGAGAAATGTCTACGTCCTGACTATAGGCGGTCATTGGTGTTGCAGGGTCCGCATATTTTGCTCCAAACCCTACCCCGGGAAACCACTCATAAGCAACAACGTAAGGGGTGCTATAAAGAGAAATGATTATAGCGCCAGGAGTACTAGCACCAGCCGCAGCTCTTAAACCGTGTGGGTGCCTCATGCCACTTCTCCAACAAAAGCGCCGTACACTTGGGTCCCAACCTTCCAGAACTGAAGGACAGTGTACCCGCTAGTTGCCAATGTGGGTGCACTACCTCCGGTCCAAATAACACCACCAGTGCCCCAAGTGGAATCAGTCCACGTCAGGGTGTAAGCAGTGCCATCATCCACCATCAGAGTCACCGACTCACCTGCTGCAAAGTTCGTTGCCAATGGTGTGCGGTTTGCACCAAGAGTAATCAGTTGAACACTGCCGTTACCTGGATCAACCTCAAATGCAACGCCATCGGTGATGGTATAAACGTCTTCAAGAATCGTGCCAATAATGTCAGGATTTGTCAGCGTTTGAACTGCTGTAAATGTTTGAACAACGTCTAGCTTCGCGGTGTTGGCAGCTTCGGCAATGTAGTCAGAATAATTAGTCATTTTTTTAAAGAATTACCCAACCTTCAGAGGCATCTGCATACACCAATCTAAACCTGGCATTTATGTTATCTAAGGTTAGATCAGCTCCGGAAGCCATAATATTGCTTCCGTTTCGAGCAATTGTTCCGGTGACGGTGTTGCTTCTATTAATTATACCAACGTAATCACCCGCAGCTGGAGAAGCGGGAAGCGTAAGTGTTAAACCTGAAAGTAAAACATAATAAGTACTTGCAATGGCGTTAGTATCACTTGTAATTCCACTAATTTGGAACACAGTTGGGTTATTGAATGCAGCCCAATCTGTTGTTCCATCTCCATTCGTCTTCAGAACATAGTTTGCCGTTCCAACTGTTGTCGGGAATGAGTACAAACCATATGGCCTGACATCACCAGAACCACTGATGACAGTGACATCACCACTGCACTTGTAAAGGTTGCCGGAAACTTCAGTTGTAAAAACAGCGTTAACACCAGTGATTACATCAACGTTTCCTGTTGATCCCGTAATTGATGCACCAGATAAGCTTGTTGTAAAAACTCCAGTTACACCAGTAAAACTTGTTGCTTCTATTACACCGCCACTAAAGTCACTACCATTTGAAAGAAGCGTTGTCAGGTCAATGGTTGTGTCACCACCACCTGAGTTAAAAATGATTGTATTGGCTTTAATGCTTCCGTAAGCCATTTAATGCGCCCAGGCTTTGGTTCTATTATTTTTAATTCTACAATGTCAAATCTAAATAAATACCCAGCCCTCTGATCCGCCGTAATAAATAAAATCTACTCTGAAATTTACGTTATCAATTGTTAGATCTGTAGCAGAACCCATGATGTTTTCACCATTGCGGTCAATTGTCCCTGTAACAGTATTGCTTCTATTGATAACTGTTAGGAAGTTACCGGTTGCTGGAGACGCAGGCAAGGTTAAGGTTGTTCCTTCAGTAATCACATATGTTTTACCAGGTTCCCCAGTGATCGGTGTCGTAACAATTTCTACGGCATAAACATCTGCTTCCCAATTTGTATTACCATCACCATTGCTTGTTAAGATCTGACCAGATGTTCCAACTAATGGAGGGAAAGACAGCTGGCCATATGCCCTGACATCCCCTGAGCTTGTAATAACAGTAACGTTTCCACTGGCTTTGTAACTATTACCGGAAACTTGAGTTGTAAAAATTCCAGATACACCCGATAAAACCGTAACGTTTAATGAAACACCTTCAATTAAAGCGCCCGAAACAGATTCTGTTAATACAATTGTTTGGCCACTAATTAACTGACCTTGAACGACAGCGCCACTAAAATTATCACCATTTTGTACAATTTGTGAATCTGTAAATACAACGTCCGACCCACCAGATTGATAAATGAGCGATTTTGCCTTAACTGTTCCGTAAGTCATTTATCTTTCGCCGTATAGGCACCTATAAGTTTAATTTTAACTCGATCAGACAATTGTCCAACCCTCCGTTGGATTAACGTAAACCAGATCAAACTTAGAAGTAAGGGAATCCAAAAGAAGATTAGAAGCCCCTCCGGTGATGTTGTTGCCATTGCGATCGATTACTCCTGTAATAGAAGCACTTCTATTAATAATTTGAACAAACTCTCCTGTTGCGGGAGTCGCCGGAAGAGTAATAGTTGCACCTGAGAAAACAACGTGCAGTGCTCCAGGAACTGCATTAGTGTCTGCGTTAACCTCAACAACGATTTTGTAATTGTTTGACTCATCGTAGACGTACCAGGTTGATCCGGAGTAAACATCAACTGTTGCGCCAGATTCAAGCTCTGTGTTACCAATCGAGAAACCATTGGTTCCACTAGAAACGTAATACGTATTGATTCCAGTTAAGGTGTAAGGAGTTTTAAGAATCGCACCTTGTAGTGTATTTCCAAAACTACCAGAACCATTGGCAATAACAGATCCAGTGGTTGTTTCAGTAAAGTTGGCAACAGTAAAGTTACCAGTGGTTGCTGTAACCGTTACGGCTTCAATTAAACCGCCTGTAATGTATGTACCAGAGACTTGACTGGTAAACGTTCCAGAAACTCCAGTCAGGTTTGCAAACAGGCCGGTTTGACCGGTAACTGTTAAGCCAGAAACACGAGTAGTGAATGTTCCAGATACGCCAGTCAGGTTTGCAAATAATCCAGTGACACCTGTAATTGTTCCTCCGGAAACACCAGTGAAAATACCACTTATAAAAGTTCCAGATATACCACTGAATGTATTACCTGTAATCGAGTTGCCACTTAAGTAGTTGCTAAAAACTCCAGTCTGAGCATTAACCCTTGTGAAGTTACCGCTGGCACCTGTAACAGTAAAACCAGAAACAAAGGTCAAACCATAAATTTGGTTTCCTGTTAAATCACCAAAAATGCCGGTGATGCCGGTTACAGTGCCACCAGAAATTGTTCCGCTGACCGTAAGGCCAGAAGAGATGGTGCCACTTCCACTAATAATTAAGTTACCACCGGCAATAATGTCACCTGTGGTGGCGATCGTCGGTATATTAATTGTCTCGGTAAATGTACCTGTTAGGGCAGTAACTGTAGAGAACAGTCCAGTTGTTCCTGTAACTGTTGTTCCTGAAACATGTGTGAATACCCCAGAAACTCCGGTGACATTAGTAAAACGCGCATTGACGCCCGTAACAACAGCGCCAGAAATTACATCGGTAAACGTTCCGCTAACACCTGTAATGTTAGAGAAACGCGCAAACGTACCAGTAACAGTTGCGCCTGATACTTGTGTCGTTGCAACTAATGTATTTGTTGTAATCTGATCAAATAAACCAGTAGTACCGGTAATTGTGGTACCGGATATTCTTGTAAAAGTTCCGCTACCTCCAGTAATTTGACTTGCAGAAATATTGTCGCCGGTAATTGTTGCGCCAGATAAACGAGAGGTAAAAGTCCCCGATATACCTGTAATTACCGATGCTCTTAAAGTATCTCCAGTTATTACTGCTCCAGAAATTATTGAAGTAAAAGTACCTGAAACGCCAGTAACTGCACTGCCTTTAATTGTGTTACCAGTGATTGTTGCACCCGAAACAGAAGTGGTGCCAACAATATTGGTACCTGTAATATTGATACCGGAAATATTAGCTATATTTGCATTTGTACCGGTCAGACTAAATACAGTTCCAGTTCCAATGGACGCAGTATTGCCTGTAATGAGTTGACCGCTAAGCCTGGTAAAGTTACCAGTGCCAATTGTT